GCGAGCGATCAAAGCATTATCAAGTAATACTTACTTTTATTCTTCCAACTAGAAAGAGTTTGCTGCTATGCGAGTATCTATTCAGAGGGACAGATTTCTTACGGGTCTGTCATAAAGCCGCCAGTAAAAATTTCACTGGATTGGTGGACCAAGGAGATAAACTCCAGCCCAATTTAATCAAAGATTGGCGTTCTTTTACTTTAATTAAGTGTTCGGCATTATAACACCTATTATACCGCGGTCTATTTAGTGTTTCAGTGTACCATACAATGCGTGTCTAGCCCAGGCATTGCTCCACTTCAGCTATAATCCTTCGAAAGGGTTAAACCTAATTAAAAACTTTGACTAATGGAGCACGAGAAGGTAGTTGAAACCTCATCCTCGGTGTGGAAAACCGATATAATCGCCGTTATACTACTCGTGCATATTAAGAGGGAGTTTTCAGACTGTCCCTCACGTCCATTGGAGGTTACTTTCGTTTTCTTTGTTTTATAGATCGATTCCAAACGACTAAGCCACATATCGCTAAGCGCCGGTGGTAGTTTACCTCGAATCCATTCTATCTCGATCTCCGCAAATTTACTAGTCTTAGCGGTGTTGACTAGACAGTTTTTAACGACTTATCTAGGTCCAAACCTCGCGAGTTTGACGCCTTATCTCCTAGGCGCAAGGCTCGTAGTCCTTCCGAACTACTAAAGCACCCCTGATGGGACTCGAACCCACAAATTCTTCCGAGAGACAGTCGGACGATCTAGCCAATTGATCTACAAGGGTATAAAGATTAAACGAATTTCCATTTAATCCCGCCACAAATACAAAGAGATTTCTTATTTAAAGCGTTACTAAGTGCAGTTCGTCCAATTTCATTTTCTTTTGCTGCGGCAGAAATACTTTCATAAACAGTTAAAACTTCTTCAGAATCAGTATCCAATTTAGCTACTTTCTTTCTTACGTCTTTTTTAACAGTAGGAAATTGTTCTTCATACCAAGCAAAAAAATCTTTTTTATAAGTAGGAATATCATACTGCTTGCACATTTTTTGATAGTTTTTACACTAGTTTTATGATTTATAGCTGTATTTGAATATCCATGCTCTCGAATTTCTTTAATTAAATCTTCTTTAGATAAAGTTTTATTTAGAAATTCAAGAGGAGATGTATCTTTTAACTAACAGGCTTTTGAACAGTAAAATTCATTTGTCGTTAATTTTCCACAACACTTACATGGATGTATTTTAAGAACGGCTATATCTTGAGATTTCCTTAAAGGATAAATTTCCTTTTCATCAAAATGAACTTGTCCTTTATTTATTCTCGTAATGGTTCTTCTGCATAAACCATGCTTTTCACCAATTTGTTCAAAAGTCAAATTAGAATTTTTAATCTCATCTATAATCTATTGAAATTCGACAGAATCATAAACTGCAAAAGAAGTATGATTACTACTTCCGCCAGAGTCTACATTGTAACCAAAAGGAACTAAAGAACCATATTCTTTAATATAGAGCTTTTCTAATTCGTCTAATTCCTCTATTGAACATTCTTTAAGAACTTCAAAAGAAAAATTTTCAACTCCATATTTTCGAATCGCTTCTGCAACAACACTTTCAGCACTATCCCTGCAATGCTCTTGCCAGCGACGCTCAATATGAACCGATTGGCCAATATAAACTTTGCCGTTAATTAAGTTTTCGATTTTATAAATCCCAATCATTTCTATCACTCCTTCTATTTTATAAGTAATAAAAATGGCAGTCTTCTCTAAAATCGAAACGCAAATGTCTCATTGAGGAAATTACTTTTCCTCGTCACCTTTGTACCAGGCCAAATCAATTTCACTTAACTTAGCCCAATTCAAACTAGGATACATATTATCCTTTTCTCGTTCATCAAACACAGCATAGCCAATCAACCAATCGTTGCCAAGATTGATCGCCTGCCGCAGATAAACATACTGACAAACTCCATCATAGCCATCATCCAGACCAAGTTTTTCATCCTCCTTATACCAAAGACGAAATAATTTATCCTTAGCATAGCTATTGAACCAGTCAGTAAAATTTCCAACAAAAAAGTCCATAATATATCCTTTCTTAGAATAAGTGGTCCCTCATGATGGTATCGAACCATCCCGGCGTAAACGCACAACTTTTACAGAGTCGCCCCAATCCTTATGGTCTAATGAGGGATAAAACAGAAACCGCGCAAACGGCTTCAGAAACTCTTTCTACACATGGTAGACGAGCTAATGGTGCGCGTGAGAAGATTCGAACTTCCAATGAGGCATTAATTGCCACTCTTGATTAAAAGTCAAGTGCCCTCAACCGTTAGGCGACACGCGCATGAATGCCAGTTACCTGGCAGAATTTTAAATCTTTTTCCATTCTTCATCTGAATAAGAATTAATTAAAGCTTTAGTTCGTGGTAAATCAGCTTTATCGCAATATTTCTTTATTGTGTTACCAGTTACTCCAAATTGACGGCCAATCCATTCAAATGAATAATTACGGATTAAATATTTTAAAGCACTTCGCTTAGGAATTACTTTCATTTTTCTCGTCTATGTCCTACTGCATTTAATTGAGCAAGTTCTTGCTGCTCCCTTATATTCTTTTCCACAAACAGGACAAATTTTTACATTTGCTTTTTTAATTTTTGTTTCATTCATGGACTAACTAGAGGCAATATTAAAATTTCGTAAAGGATAAGTTTCATTTTCTTGATACCTAGATTCTCCACGATTTATTTCACTTACTGTGGTTTGGGATATATTGTATTTTTGCCCAATTTCAATCTAGGAAAGGGTAGTATTTTTTAAATCATAGATAACTTTCTATAATTCTTCATCTGAAAGTTTTTTAATCCTTTGGCTTATTGAATCTCCGCCTTCGGTTAAATTATACCCAAAATTTTCTTGATTTGAACAATATTTTGCAACATAAAACTATTCTTTTTCATTTAGTTCTTCCTTAGGACATTCTTCTAAAATTTCAAAAGAAAAATTTTCTAGCCCATATTTTCTAATAGAACGATAAAAATGATTTTCAAATCCTTCTGAGCCTTTAGACATAGCTCTATAACGGTGCTCTGTCCATCTTTTTAAGATATTTATACTCTAACCAATATAGCATTTCCCATCAATCTAATTAGTTATCTTATAAATTCCACAAATAGGTTTTACCATATCTATTCCCTCCAGAATAAATAAAAATATAAGGCCGGTGTGGAGGCACCTTAATCTCATTAACCGTCGTTAATGCTCCCCTATTGGTAATGAGATATTAAGAAGCGTCTCATCAGCGCTTTTGGCGGATGGTGTCCGATTCGGACGGACGGTGAGGACTACCCTGGCAGGTTAACGGCCTGCTGCCTTCGACCACTAGGCAAACCATCCAAATTAAAATCAAGACAGGATTTTACAATATTTGAATTTTAAGTTCAAGTTGTTAGAAGTATTTGCTGTTTCTGTCTTTCATTTTCTATAAATATTATATCATAGAAATTATAAAAAGTCAATTCATTCGGTGAGCAGTTTCAATCTCACGCAAGCTCATAGGGATTTCGTTTAACAGTATCGGATATACCGTAACCTTCACGTTCCCACCTTAGAGCAACATTATTGTCTTTAGCGATTTTTAATTCTTATCTACGAATGAATCTCATTTTCTATAAATATTATAGCATATTATCTATCAAAAGTCAAATCATTGAAAATCATCTTCTGTCCAATGAAGACCTTTATAAGTAAGATAGTGTTTAAAATCTTCAATGAAACGCCAATAATCTTTGCCTTTTCCTTTTTCAAAAGGAAGTTTGTTATACTTGTAGAAATCATGCGTATATGCAATCCACAAAAGCCAAATCAAATTGGTATCTTTTGCTTGAACATGAATCTTCGTGCGAGGCTGATAAACTGGATTATGATAAAGAACATAATATTCATTATGCACATTTTCAACAGTCCAGTTAGAATCATGAGTAAGAATTTCAAAAAGATACTTCTTCGCTTTATTTGAACGAAATACATGAGCGCCGCCAAAACAGAACTCAAAATAATTCATCAAATCATCATAAACCCAATCACTTACAGGAGTATTCTTTTTCCTCTTACTCATTTTAATCCTTTCTTTAAGCCTTCTCGCACAAGTGATTATAAATTTCAAGACTTTTAATTTCTATGGATTGCTCCGTTACTCAGTATAAATTTCTACTTCATCAGGTTGCTCTCCATCTCTTTTCCCATTGATCATACTCAGCAATTTCCCGCTTTATGATTTTGCCGTCTTTTTTATATACAGTAATACGATATGCATAATTGGCAGAATATTTCAACAACCGTTGTAACGCTTCCTCCTCAGAAGTCGTTTTTGTAACTCCGGCATAGGAACCGCCAGACCCCAAAATCTCAGGTTCATACCAACCTGTCTCATAGAATATAGTCTGTTCCATTACTTCATCCCACTTTTTTATAGATTTAAGTCTCAATCAAAATAAAATCATAACCCGGAGCCTTCTCGCGTAAATAAGTATAAATCTCATTGCACTTCTTCAGATAAGCAGTTGCGCTCATATCAAGATTCTCTGGAATGGGTTTGCCATTGAGATAAAGTTTCAAATAGCAATCGTAACTCCAATTATCAGCAAAAAGCAAACCAAGGACGTATGAATAATCATTATCAACATCTTCTCTCTTAATAATGTTGGCATGAATCAAATCATCTTGAAGAACTTCATAACTAACAACTGGCGCAGTCAAAATCTTCATCACAATTTTCCTTTCTATTGGTGCGCGAGGTGGGATTTGAACCCACAAATCCTACGTCCTTAGCGTAGTGTCTATGCCGTTCGACTACTCGCGCATGGAGCGACTGGTTGGATTTGAACCAACGATAAAAAATTAAGTGCTTTGCAGGCACCCGCCTTTGTCCACTGGGCCACAGTCGCATATAAAGGGAGAATTGCTTCTCCCTAAAAGAAAGAGGTATGTATAAAAAGAGTAGGAATCAATTCCCAAACTCTATAAATATTATATCACAATTTTTAGAAAAAGTCAATTAAACAGTTTCCGACATTCCCTCAAGCATCTTCTGGACTTCAGTATTCTCCATATCTAGCTCGCAACTGCGCTTTACCGCAAAATCAGCATACTTGGTAATCTGCTCATACAGCGCAGCGACACGCTTCTGATAATCATAGGTATAATTTGCCAGAGCATGGTAATACTGAGTCCAAGCCTTGCGACGAGCAATCTTCATACCCTCGTTCTCGTCCCACTTATCATCAACCGAACAGTAAGCCTTGCCCTCAAACACGCAATAAGCAGGACCAAGGTCGGAATTAACATGGAGTAGAGAGGCAATCTCCCCTAGCTCACAAATCCTAAAAGCGTCACGCTTAGCCCAAATATTTGCCAGATCGCGAACACCGCCACTCAGCTTAGCGACTACGACGCCATGATACAGCTGACCATTGATACATCCAGTTTTATCTCGGTCAATGTAATACGAAAAACTCGGCTTGTGATAAGCGATGTCGCCGTCACGCTTAGCGGTCAAACGAGGAACAGCAGGAATAAACTTAGTCATAATTTAAATATCCTTTCTTAACTTTCTATAAATATTATAGCATAAAATCGTTCTAAAGTCAATTAATCTTCAAGAGTGTTAGTAGAAAAAGCTTCGGCTGTAATGTGGATACCAAGGAAATACTCAATGATAGCAGGCAAAGTATATTCTGCATCGTCTACAATGATTTTTTCAATTGTCTTATCCGCAGCAAGGTCATCAAAAGTAACAGGCGAAGGAATCTTGTAACCCATCACATTTGCCTTTTCCATTAAAATGTGCCGCCGATGGTCATCAATAGCAAAAATAGGCACACCAGAATTTGCGCTTTCCTCAATCAGGCGAGAGGTTTTACCTTCTCCACGTTTCATTCTAAAAATCTTCATTTAGTTCTTCTCCTGAGCCATGTAATTTTTCAGCGCCTGAGAGATGGTCTTACCATCTGCTTTTGCGCCAATCTCCGCGCGAACAGCTTTCATCGCTGCGCCAAAAGCAGTTGGGAGCATACACTCAGCATCCATTCCACGCAGATAATCCAAAACCTCATCATAAGACATCATTTTAGGCAAGTAAATGGAATAAAGGTCAATCTGACGCTTCAAGCCCTTGGCGTAGTGGGTGTTGAGCAAGTCACCAGACATTGCATCATAATCCTTCTGCATCTGCTTGACTTCTTTACGTATTACGTCAATGGCTTCGTCATTGGTTAGTTCACGGCGAAGTTCAACTTCCTTCGCACGAAAACGAGACAAAAGATAAGAATAATCGTTCTTATCTTCCATTCTGTCCTGCTTCAGCGCGGCTTTCATATTCATTTCAATTTCAGAAACAATCAAAATAATCTTCCTTTCTTACAAGGTAATATAAAAATCTATGCCCTCATTCCACATAACTTTGCGGGCTTCATGAAAATCTTTAATCTGCGGCGGAGTCTTATCATGCTGCTTGAACCAGTAATCAATAAAATCCTGCGCCGCGAAATTCATCAAAGCGGCATTGGAAATGAAAGTCGCCCAGCTAGTATCTGCTTTTGCTTTATATCGTACAAGCCACATTAAATATTAACCCCATTTAGACTGGCGAACATAAGACAAAGTGTCATGAAGTTCTTTCTCAGTCGGCTTAAAATTAAACCATTTCTCAATATCTTCCTTTTCATTAATGGTATAACAACCATCATCAAAAGACATTATACGATTATCAGAAGCATCAAAAGAATAAACAGTACCATCCGACATCAACAAATCGCCAGTTTCATCACCAGAAACGACACAAATAAAAATTTCTTTAACGTCGGACAAGTTATGCTCTTTGACATGACAAACGGTCTCTCGATTGCTATAATCATAAATAGTAAATTCAAAGCCCATAATCTCATTTCCTTTCTCATTTTCTATAAATATTATATCATATATATCTTAAAAAGTCAATAGAAATAATCAAAATTTAACATCGAAAAGCAGCCAATTATCCATCGCATGAAGATACTCAAGCTCAACATCGGACTCAAAGAAATCTTCCTCTTTCAAAGGATAAATGCCAAAATCAGTTGGATGCTCACGAATTTCTTCTTTAGTCACAAGAGCAGAATCATAAGGCTCATGGTCACGATAAATTTTTCTCGCGCACTCACGAGCGTACCATTTTGCTTCTCGGTT